CGGTCTATACCGGCGGCGCCGAAAGCTACGCGCTGACGGTGCGCGACCGCTGGCTCCGCCGCAAGCTGCTCGACGTGACGGCATGGGCGGAGACGGCGGCGCGCGAGATCACGCTCGACGGCACCGCCGACGGCATCATCGGCGAGACGCAGAAGGCGTTGACCGAGCTCGTCGGCGGGGCGACCAGCGGCGCGGGCGCGGTGGCGCTCGACGATGCGCTCAGGGATGTGATGGAAACCGCCGACGCAGCACACCGGGCAGGCGGCGCCATCACCGGCATCACGCTCGGCCTCGACGATCTTGACGATAAGATAGACGGACTCCATCCCGAGGAGTTGGTGATCCTCGCGGGGCGCCCGGGCATGGGCAAAAGCACGTTCGGGATCAACGCCGCGCGGCACATCGCGCGGGCGGGACGGCGCGTCGCTTGGTTCACGCTCGAGATGTCGCCGATGCAGAACGCGGCGGTGCTGCTGGCGTCCGAAGCGGGCATCTCCGCCCGAGACATCCTGCGCGGCCGCTTCGATACGCATGAATTCCCCGTGGTCGTGGCGGCGCGGCACCGGCTGGCGGACCTGCCTCTCACCGTGATCAAGGCGTCTGGCTTCACCGCCGAGGAGATCGAGGCCGAGGCCGCGCGGCTGCGGGCCGACGTGGTGTTCGTCGACCACTTAGGTCATCTCGCCGGCGCCTCGCGCTCGGAGCCGTGGCGGAGCCGCTACGAGAAGGTCGCGGGCGTGAGCAATGCCCTGAAGGCGATGGCGATGCGGCTCGGGATCCCAGTCGTGGCGCTCTGCCAGCTCTCGCGCGAGGTCGAGAAGCGCGACGACAAGCGCCCGATCAAGGCCGATCTGCGCGACGCCGGCGACCTTGAGCAGGACGCCGACGTGGTCCTTTTCCTCTACCGCGAGTCGTACTATTCGCAATACGTGCCGAAATGGAAACGCACTGCCGCATGGGAAGAGATCCAGCGCGAGGCCGAGAACAAGGCCGAAGTGATCGTGGCCAAGCAGCGTCTCGGCGAGGAAGGCGTGGTCGAGGTGTTCTACGACCCGAGCAAAAGCCGATTCGGCAACCTCTCGCGGAGGGGTTCATGACCGATTGGTTCCGATCGTGGCATGGAGCGCCGACCGACCCCAAGTGGCTCGTCATCGCCCTGCGTGCCAAAGTCCCGGCCGGGATGGTCTCGGCTGTGGCTTGGGCGCTAATGGATCGAGCCAGTCAAGCGAAACCAAGAGGCAGCGTCGCCGGTTTCGATGCTGAAACTTACGCTGCCTTCAGCGGCTTCCCCGTGCCGTCGGTGGAAGCAACTCTCGCTGCCATGCGAGAGAAGGCCTTCATCGTGGGCGATCGCCTCGCGGCTTGGGATAGCCGCAACCCCGGCGATTACAGCACCGATCGGGTCCGCGAGCACCGCGAGAAGAAACGAAATGAAACGCATGAAACGCCCGGAAACGGCGTGAAACGGAGTGAAACGCCCGGAAACACAGAAGAGAGTAGAGGAGAAGAGATAAGATCTGAGTCTAATCGCTCAGCATCTGTGCGAGGAGTCGCGCGCGCGCGCGAGGACGCGGTAAGGATTCGGCAAAAGCTGGTCGACGTTTTCGGGGAGAACCAGATCACTCTGGGCTGGTCATGGGCCGACCTGGCGGTGCTGTTGGATGCAGGCTTTACCGAAGAGGAAATCCTTCGGGCCGGCGCGAGTGCGAAGGCCAAGGGGATCATGCCCAGAAAGCCGGCGAAGTATCTGCGTCACATACTCGACGACATGCGGCAAACCGCAAGACCGGCCGCGCCGGCCGAGGAAGACCCGTTCGTGGCGGCAGCGATCCGCCGCAGGGCCGAGCGGACGGCGGGAACGGGGTGATGCTCTGCATGGTGAAGGCGAGGAAGGCGAAGCGGCAGAACATCCGGCATGCCCGGGATCTGCGCGACCGCACCACGGGCGAGCTGCTCGGCGAGGAGGTCGATGTCGAAGACCCCGAGAACCCCAAGCGGAAAATCCGCGTGGTGCAGCGCGTGTCGCCGCTCCGGCGCATGTATCACTCCGAAACGATCGACGAGCGCGCCTACGAAGCAGGGCGCCGTTTCAATGAAGCCTACGCGGCGTCTCGCATGGGCCCCCGCTTCTGTGGCACAAACGCTGAGCGCATCATGGTCGATGTCAGCATGCGGGACCCTGAGCAGGCGCTTGCGTTCAATCTCGCCGGCGAAGAATGTGCTGCTGCGATCAGGTATGCGGGCGACCTCGGCGGTTCGCTGCTCGAGTGTGTCATTGGGCAGGAGATGAGCGTGGCAGACTGGGTTGTGCAGCGCGCGCGCATGAACCGTTGGGGCCAGTCGATAGACCCCACTTCTGCGGGATGGGTGCTACGGCAAGTACTCGCCGCCCTCGCCGGATGGTACCGACAATGGGACCGGGAACATTGACACGCTCTACGTATTGGCGTATCGATTCGGCCCATCTGAAGTAGTGCGCCCCGGTGTCGGCAACGGCCCGGGGCTTTTGCTTGCCGATGACCAAAGACCGCCGCGGCTCAGCGCATTCCCGAGGCTACGGCGTGGCGTGGCGCAGGCTTCGCGCCGTGCACCTCGCCGAGCATCCGCTCTGCGTCATGTGCCAGCGTGAAGGGCGCACCACGCCCGCGACCGTCGTGGACCACATCGTGCCGCACCGTGGCGACCACGCGCTGCTGATGGCCGCGGCGAACCTGCAATCGCTGTGCGCCCCGCACCACGACAGCACCAAACAGAGCGAGGAGCGCCTCGGCTACGCCAAAGGCTGCGACGCTGAGGGCAGGCCTCTCGACCCAGCCCACCCGTGGAATGCTGCGCGTGCGAAGGGGATAGGGGGATGAAATCCCTACAGCTTTTCGCTCGGGACCGGCGCGGCCACGTCGCCGATAGTTAGTTTCTCGAGCGGCGTGTGTGAGCTCGCCGGCCAGCCCGCGGCTGCGGCGTAGCCGATCTTCGGCGCCGCCGTGATCGCATCGTTTCCGCCAAAGGTGCAGCTTGGGGTTGCGAGGACCGGGCGCGAAGCCCAAGGGGCCGCGTGCCGCCGCGCCCGCGCCGAAGCCGACGAAGCATCCGTGGGAATCGCCGCGGCTCAAGAACGACCGCGCCGGCCGCGTGATCGCGTTCATCGAGACGCTGCCGATCACAAGCGGCGTCTTCGCGGGGAAGAAGTTCAGGCTGCGCGAGTGGCAGAAGCGGTGGATTCGCAAAGTCTACCGCACGCGCCGCGGCAAGCGCATCGTGCGCACGGCGCTGCTGACGATGCCGCGCAAGAACGGCAAGACGCAGCTCGTGGCGGCGCTGGCACTCTGCCACCTGATCGGGCCCGAGGCCGAGCCGCGCGGCCAGGTCTACAGCGCCGCCGCCGACCGCGACCAGGCGGCGATCATGTTCCGCGAGATGGAGGCGATGATCCAGGCGACGCCCTGGATGGTGGCCCGCTGCAACATCCAGCGGTTCGCCAAGAAGATCGAGGATCTCGAAAGCGGCAGCGTCTACGCGGCGCTGTCGAGCGATGCGCGCAAGGCGCACGGCCTCTCGCCGAGCTTCTTCGCCTACGACGAGCTCGCGCAGGCGGCGGATCGGCACCTCTACGACAATTTGAGAACCGGCGGAGGCGCGCGTCTGGAGCCGCTAGGCATCGTGATCTCGACGCAGTCGAGCGACCCGCACCATGTGATGTCGGAACTCACCGACTATGGCCGCAAGCTCAATGACGGCGTGATCGAGAACGAGCAGTTCTCCGCCACGATCTACGAGGCGTCCGAGAACGCCGATCCGTGGGACGAAAGAGTCTGGCGTGCCTGCAATCCGGCGCTCGGCGATTTCCGCTCGCTCGCGGATATGCGGGCGGAAGCCGAGGTCGCGCGGCGCATGCCGTCGGCCGAGGCGGCGTTCCGCAATCTGTACCTCAACCAGCGCATCGATCCGGTCGTTCATTTCCTGCCGAAGGCCGATTGGGACGCCTGCGCTGTGGCACCGCGCTCGGAAAAGCTACGCGGCGCGGTCTGCTTCGGCGGCCTCGATCTCGCGCTGCGGCAGGATTTGACCGCGCTCGTACTGTTCTTCCCCGACGAGGCCGGCGGCGGGGACGTGCTGTCCTGGTTCTGGCTGCCGGAAGAGGGGCTGCGCGACAAGGCGGTCAAGGATAGCGCGCCCTACGATGTCTGGCGCACGCAGGGCTTGCTGGAGACGACGACGGGACGCGTCGTCGACGCGCGGGCGGTGGCGCGGCGCTGCGCACAGATCACGGCGCAATTCGATCTCCGCGGACTCGCCTATGACCGCTGGCGCATCGAGGAATTCAAGAAAACGCTCGGCGACGAGGGGATCGAGCTGCCCCTCGTCGAATACGGGCAGGGCTACAAGGACATGGCGCCCGCACTGGACGCGGTCGAGGCCGAAGTCTTGAACCATCGGCTGCGGCACGGCGGGCACGCGGTCCTCAATTGGAATTGCTCGAACTGCGTGGTCGAGATCGACCCCGCCGGCAACCGGAAACTGACCAAAGACCCGAAGAAATCGCGGGGCCGCATCGACGGCATGGTCGCGCTGTGCATGGCGGTCGGGCTCGCGCACCGCGAGAACGAAGGGCCGAGCATTTACGAGAAACAAGGGCTCGTGGTGGGCTGATGTGGCCGTTCCGCCGAAAGAGCACGACGAGCAGCCCGGCGCCCTGGTTTATCCAGTGGCTGCGCGGCGACGATCCGGTCACGTCGGGCGTGCGCGTGACGCCGGTAACCGCCGAGCGCGTCAGCACGATCTATGCCTGCGTCAAGGTCGCGAGCGAGGACGTGGCGAAGCTGCCGCTGATCCTCTACCGCCGCGACGGCGACGACAAGCAGCGCGCGGTCGAGCACCCGCTCTATCGGCTGCTCCACGATAAGCCGAACCCGTGGCAAACGAGCTTCGACTTCCGCCGCACGATGCAGCGGCATATCGAGCTGCGCGGCAACGCCTACGCGCTGAAGGAGAAAGACGCCCGCGGCCGCGTCGTCGCGCTGTGGCCGCTCCATCCCGACCGCGTCGCAGTCAAGGTTAACGCCGAAACGCTCGCCATCTTCTACGAGGTTCGTCCGCCCTCCTGGCAGCCCGGCGGCAAGACGGTGCTGCTGCCGAAGCGCGACGTGCTCCACCTGCTCGGCGCCTCCGACGACGGCATCGTCGGGAAGTCGCCGCTCCAGGCCGCGCGTGAGGAGGTCGGCATCGCGCTCTCGGCGCAGAAGCATCAAGCCTCCGTGTTCGGAAACGGCGCCCGGCTCTCTGGCGTGCTGACGCACCCGGCGAAGCTGACGCCCGAGGCCGCCGACCGGGTGGTAAGGGATTGGCACGCGAAGTACGGCGGCGCCGAGAACACGGGCAAGGTCGCGCTGCTCTATGAGGGCATGAAGTTCGAGTCCGTCGCAATGACCAACGAGGACGCGCAGTTCCTCGAACTGCGCGGCGCTACGCCCTCCGAAATCTGCCGGTTCTACCGCATGCCGCCGCACAAGGTGGCTGATCTCTCGAAAGCTACCTTCTCGAACATCGAGCACCAGGCCCTCGAGTACGTCAGCGACTCGCTCGACCCGCGCCTCAGGAATTGGGAGGAGCGGCTCAGCATGGAGCTGCTGGATGACGACGAGATCAAAGAGGGCTATTTCTTCGAGTTCCTGCGCAACGCGCTGGTCCGCGGCGACATCAAGAGCCGGTTCGAGGCGTACAACATCGGCCGCCAGATGGGCATCTACAGCGCGAACGACATCCGCCGCATGGAGAACGAGAATCTGCTCCCGCCCAAGATCGGCGACGTGTATCTGCGCCCGGTCAACATGGTGCCGGCCGACACGCCGGTCGCCGACCCGACCAAGCCGCCCGGCAAGGAGCCGTCGGCGGAAG